TGGGTGACCAAGGCGGTTATTTTTTATGCTTCCTTTGCAGCCACGCCATCCGCAGCAGGTTTTTTATAACGTCCAGTAAGAACAAGATCCTCTACATACTCCACCGCCTTTGTCTGGCCCTCTTCGTTGAGCTGATCAAAGGCATCCAGTAACGAAACCTGAATGGGAGTAAGAGTGCGTGTGAGTGGTAACTCATCAGAAGAAAAATCGTCCTGATAGAGAAAATTGGGTTCAACATGTAAAATGTCAAAAATCTTAACAAGTACATCCCATTTTGGACTGCTGACCCCATTTTCGTAATTGCCGATAGCGCTTTTGGTTACGCCGAGCTTATCAGCAAGTGCCTGCTGCGTAAGACCGGCCTGTTCACGAGCTTGTCGCAAACGGAAGGAAAAAGACACAATAACCACCTCCAAACTCACTTACTAACGCAAGTATAAAGAACGTATCTTCAAAAGTCAAGATTAAAGTACAAGAAAATTGTACAAAAACTGTTGACAGAACAAGATTCTTGTGTTATTGTAAAAATGTCCAAGAAACTTGTACACGAAAGGAGAGCCACAAGATGGATGTGACGGACATGATTTACAAGGTCATTGATGAAAAGTGCATGAAGCAATCAGCAGTTGCGCGTGCAGCTGGATATGAGCCAAAGGTTTTTAACGCAATGCTTCGCGGCCGGAAGCGCATGACATCGGACGATGTTGTTCCGATTTGTAAGGCTTTGGGTGTTACTCCGAATGAGCTTTTTGGAATCCCCCAGCCCACCGACCCGAAGAAGAACGCATGAAAAAGCCCCGGCGGGGAGCCGGGGACAGAGAGATGAAAGGAGAAAATAACGTGACGGTAAAGATTACAGGTAACCCCAAAGAAATTGCCGCCCTTGTATTAGCGGTACAGGAGCGGCAGATTCGGGATGGCTTTATTGGAAAGCGTCCGATTGAGGATGATGGAATCAAGGATTGTGCAATGACGGCAGGTTTGTCAGAAAAGAGTTTCGGGTGATGTGATCCACTGTGCCCCGATATCCTGAATAACAAGGATATCGCATTCTTCACTGACGGTTTGATTGATCTGGGCATAGTGCTGAACCCCGGCAACGGAACGGGTCAGGAATCGGAGATAATTGATGGATTCCTGAAGCGAAAAGGCATTGCGCTCCACCGGAAACATGTCGGTCAGCTTTATCAGTATCTCTGATTCACCGGAAAATGCGAGACAGTTTCCATTTTCATTGGTTAATTCCGTAATGGCTTCAGACACCAATGAAGTGGATAAGACGATGCGATTGCCGTTACTTATAGCAGCACCGATCAGAACAACATTTCGTTTTCCGGCAATAGCCAGAAGCTCCTGCTTGAGCAGCCGGAGTTCATCTTCGATGGAAAGAGATTCATTCAACTGCGAAAGACATCGTTTGATGGTACAGGACGTACGGGTCTGATTTTCCAGTCCGGATGCGCCGGTATAGGTGATTCCGTGGCCGGATTTTGTGAGGAAGATTTTTTGCTCATGATCAGTGAGAACAAAAGATTCTGTTGAATTTGTTTGTTCATCGGAAATTGTGGTCGTTAATCTTCGATCTGCGGACATTACAATTCCATACGGATTGGACAAAACGATAGCCAGTGACATTGTCTGAGTAGCCTCCTTTTGATTTTGAGTATAGCACAGAGGAGAAGAACGGACAAGAACGCATGAAAAAGCCCCGGCGGGGAGCCGGGGGAAATGGAGAAATTATGAAGTATGAAGAAATTATGGCGGCCATAAAGGACATCAATGGCCCGTGGAGCAACGCGGCCTGCATGGGCTACTGCCTGATCGCAATGCGCCGGGCGGGGCTGAGGCCTACAGCACAGCGCCGGGTGCTGCTGGCGCTGGAAGGGGTGTTCGACGATGTGAGTGTGGAGGAGGCCGAGAAGGCCGGATATGCCAATAAGGAGGAGTAAGGAGTGGAACGTTATATGATCGTGATCCCGGCGAAGAACCGGGCATTCAACATGAAGTGTGATGATGGTGACAGCATGAAGCTGGAGACCTTGCAGAAGCTGGTGGGCGGGCCGATCGAGCCGGTGCCCGCCTTGCTGAGCGCAGAGTGGGCGCGGGAGAAGGACGTGGACGGCATTCTGCTGCTGGTGAACGAGGAAGGGCTGATGAAGGAGCGCCCCCTGACGAACCAGCGCGCCAGTGAGATGACGGCGGCAGAGCTGGTGGGCCCGGCAGTCGTGGCCGCAAAGCGCGGCGATGAGCTGATCGGCTTTGCAAAGCCTGTGGTGGAGACCATCTGCGCCGAGTGGCTGTGAGGTGCTGCCATGGGCCGAAAGCAGAAATTGCCCTTTGAGCACTGGCAAATTATTGAATTGCTGCACATCACACAGGATTTTTACTCAAAACCGGAGAATGAGGCTGCATTTCAGGAATGGAAGGCGGCCAGAGATGCGAGAAAAGCAAAAAGGCCCGCCGGTGCTGGAACACCGACGAGCCAACCAGGGTGATGGTTTGACAACACATCACCAGAAGTTTAACACAGAGTTGGAGGATTTGCAAATGAAAAAGAAGATCACGGGCAGCGTGCTGAGCGCCGGTGCCATTGTGCTGGGACTGGCTGCAGCAGGCTGCGGCGGGGCCATTGAGAACGCGGCCAACGGCTGGGCAATGCTGGGCTACACGCTGCTGGCCATCGTGCTGGGGTGTGCAGCCCTGGCGTTGGCCGGGCTGGGCCTGGTGGCAGAGCAGCGGAAGGAGCCGCAGAAGATCCACAAGGTACCGGAGAACACGGTGAAGAAAGCTGTCTGCGGCAGAAAGGCGGGGTAAGGATGGTACGGATTGAAATTAAAAAGACGGTCAAGGGTCAGATGATGCTGGCGGTGGAAGCTGAGCATGAGAGCCTGGACGAAGTTCTGACATGTGCTGCCCGGTGCTTTGTGGGTGTTGCACGGAAGCTTTTAGGCCCCATTTCTACTGACCCGTTATTTGCCGACGAGGCGGCGAAACTTATTAAGGATTTGCTGACGGACACGGAAGGCTTTAAGGTGACCGAAGGGTACAGCGGCAAAGAAGCAAAATTTATTGCCGCGCTGAACGGTATGAATGCGGGGGAACAGAAATGACGCTGGAAGAGTACAAGAACATTTTGATTACCGGGACACCGAGTGACCGGGCGCGGGCCATTGCCGAGGCCGGGAACGACAGGAGCCTGACCGACGAGGAGTTCCACGAGCTGACGGCCATGATCAAGGGCGTTGTGCGGCCCGGGCGGCGGAAGATGACCCCGGACGAGGCAAAGCTCTGGGCGGAGGTGAGCCGGATCAACACCCGGTTGAAGGACGAGATGGTGAACGCGGGCTTTGCCGTGCGTGCCCTGCCCGGCGACCTGCAGGAGGATGCAATCAACGTTCTTTCCCGCACGGTGAGCGGGATGCTGGGCGACCTGACCGCCATGATGGCCGAGACCGGGGAACCCTGATGGATAAGACCCAGTGTGTACATGTATTTGAGATCACCCGGAGCCGGTGCCTGACCTGTGCAGGCCGGAACCGGGCGTGCGGGGAATATGAAGAACGGAGAAACTATGAAAAACGATGCAAGAAAGATGGCACTGGAGAACCAGATCGAGCTGGCACAGCAGAATGCGATTGACTTCACCCATGCCTGCATGACCATTGCGCTGCATGATGTGTTCGGCGTAGGCAAAGACCGGCTGGACAAGGTGACCCAGCGGAAGGATGAAATCAATGGGGAGCTGATGCGGCGGATGGCCATACCTGCAAAGAATCAGAAGGCCCAGCTGAACGAGGCCGAAAAATGGCTGGTGGGGTTGCTGCCAGAGGGTGTGGTGAGCGTATTTCGTGTCCCGGTGATAAAAGGTGTGCCCCGGAAGCGGCGGGAAGTTCAGCTGAAGATGGCCATTGACAGGGCGGCCACGCTGGAATGGCGGGGTTATGCTACCGCCTGCGCCCAAGTGCTGGGCTTTGGCCCCCGGCGGCTGGAAAAACTGCGGCAGGAAACAATTGCGAATTTTGGCCAGCTGAACGAGTGGGTGGAAACCGACGGCGTGGATGTGGCCATGGAAATGCTGTGCCGCTGCGCCCGGGACGCTTACAAGACCGAGGTAGAAGTGCTGGATGTGCCGGACGAGGCTGTATTGGAAAAACAGCGGAGGGAAACGGCGGAGACGATACGTCAGCTGCAAGTGCAGGCGGTACAGCGGGAAGTGAGCCGCAAACGGGTGCCTTGTGTGCTGCCGCTTTCGGAAGCCGAGGTGCAGCGGCGTGTGGAAGCGGTAACTTCATCGGTGCACAGCTCCCCTGAAATGAGCACCGTACTTAGTAGAAGGAGAATCTGAGATGCAGAGCGGATGCAGATGGGTATACACCCTGATGGACTGGGAAACCGGCGAGGTGGTGGCCAAGGGCACCAGCGTGGAGCTGGTGGAGCAGGGATATTTTCCCGATGTGAACAAGCTGAGCAGCGTTTGGAATAATCTGGAAAAGTGCAAGAACCCCAGCCCGAAGAACTACCGGTGGAAGATGGAGCGGAAGAGCACCAAGGACGACCGGGTGGAGAGGGCCCGGGCAGAGGGCCTGAGCGCGGACGAGCGGGCCGAGACCCGGATAGTGCGGGTGTACAGCTGCTACGGTGCGGACGGCACCCTGCTGGGCAAGGGCACGGCGGCAGAGCTGAAGGACAGGGGCTTATTTGGCAGCGAGGGCACGGTGCACGAGTGCTACCGCAAGCGGGGCGGCGTGTACAAGCCCGGCGGCGTTACGCGGATGGAGATGGAGCTGTGCCAGAAACGGATCCGGCACCCCATGAAGCGACCGGATCAGCCGGTAAAGGTGAAGCGCAAGCCCATTGGCGGCGTGCTCGACCCCAGCGCCCTGGCCTACGACGTGCACGACCTGATGATCTACAACGAGAAGGCCCGGAAAATTGGAAAGCCGGAACTGACCTACGGATACTGGGCGGAAAAAGGAAAGCCAGCCACACCTTAAACACCTTAATCTATTATGAAGAGCAACGGATACGATGGACCTGACACGTCCACCGTATCCGTTACGTTTCATAATACCTTTATAAAGAAAGAGGGGTGCAAGACCCCTTGAGGGAGCTAGTATACCCGTTATTTCTGTGACGGTGGGGTCACGGGAAAGAGACTATCAGCAGAAAGTGAAAGCCAGCAGGAGGGCACCGGGATGCGCTGTAACTACATCCGAGAGAAAAAATACCAGTGCGGGGATGACTACATGGCAGTCGGAGTGTTCTCCATCATCCCCCAGGAACACCGGGGCCGGGGCAAGAAGCGGAAGGAATCCAGCGAGGGTCAGAAGGCGAAGAACAAAATGGATTCCCTGCGCAAGCGCCAGAGAAAGGCGCTGACAAATTTCAGTCCGGCGGGAATGTTCCTGACCGGTACATACGAGGATCCATTTCTGCCGGAGGACATTCTGGCCTGCCGGAGAGACGTGGAGAACTACAAGAGGCGGGTGATGGCGGCCACCTGCAAGCGGTTCGGGGCAAGGCGGGAGGACATCCGCCTGATGCTGGTGGCGGTGCGCAAGGGAGAAGCAGGACGGCTGCACATGCACGGTTTTGCGGAATGCCCGGGCCTGACCGCAGCCCAGCGCCGGGAGTGGCGGGAGATGCTGGAGGATCTGTGGCGGCGGCGTATCCCCGGTTCCAACGAGTTTGAGCCGCTGGGAACCATGAACGTGGACAGAATCGATATGAAAAAGCTGCTGGGCAAGAGCGGGCAGGGCGAATACGGCACGGTGGGCTACCTCTACGGCCACAAGGAGCGGCTGTGGGTGGAAACGGCCAACCTGCGCCCGGCCATTGAGCAGGCCCCCAACGATGGCAGATGGAGCCGGAAACAGCTGCGGGCCGCCTGCGGGGAAAAGCAGAACGATGCCCAGTGGTGGGAGCAGCGGTTTCCAGGCTGGAAGATGGAAAAGTGCATCGTGCTGGAGCCCGGCGGGCTGCATGAGAGCCCGAAGCGGGAAGGAACCGGCTGGGAACGGCTGGAACCGCAATGCTATGTGATCCTGCGTCGGCGGGAGGCTGCGATTCTTCGCACCTGACAGATAAAACACCGGTATTTTGCGCGTTATACCCATGCGAAAAGAAGGTGGAGCGGTGACAAAAGAGCAGAAGAAAGCGACCCGGCAGGCTCTGCGCCGATATGGCGAGGGGTCTGTTTGTGCTGCCTGGGCGCAGGTGATCGGGGTGGTGCTGGCCTGGTACGACCGCAATGACCCGGTATGTGCCCAGCTGCTGCGGCTGCGCTACCTGCAAGGTCTGCCCGAGGAAAAGGTGATTGCCCGGCTGTATGTGGGGCGGACGACCTACTACACCAAAGAGCTGGAAGCCCTGAGCACCGTGGCAGTGTGTGCAGCGGATGCAGGGCTGCTGCCCGGCGGGCAAATGTCCGGGGTATTTTGAGCAGATGAGACGTGGTAGGCTATTTGCAAAGGCAGGTGAGAGAGTTGGCGAAGAAGCGGGCGTACTGCAAGAACACAGTGACCGGGCGGCAGCGGGGAAAGAAATACCCGGCGGCGTTCCGGGCAGAGGTGGTAATGGCCATGCTGGGCTCCAACTCTATCTGCGCTGTGGCGAAGAAGTACGGCGTGCCGGAATCGACCATTCGCAGCTGGATGAGCGAGGAGGCAGGCCGCAGTGATGCCTTTGCAAAAGCCCGGCAGGAAGCCGCGCGGGAGATCGCCATCCGGGCAAGCCTGGGGGTGCGGGCACAGGTGACCTTTTTGCAGGGCCGGGCCGCTGAGAGCCAGCGGGCGGCGCAGATCACGGAGAGGCTGCACCGGCGTTTGGACGAGGACACCCGGGCCCGTGACTTTGCCGTGGGCACCCTGCTGAAGGACGACCCGGAGGAGCTGGCGGATGCCACCGAGACCGGGCTTGTGGTGTATGCCAGCCCGGGCAGCTACGACAGGCAGCTGGATGACACGGAACGCAGGCGGCTGAACGCCGAGCTGGAACGGTACGAGGGCCGGGTGATGAGCGACAAGAACGCGGCCGGTGTGGCCAAGGTGCTGATGGAAGTGGCCGAAAAGGCTGCTGCCATGGCCCCGACGGAGAACACCGACAGCGAGAGCGGCCCGCCGATGGTGGAGATCGTGGCAGCCAGTGAGACGGACGGCCAGCAGGAGGTGGAAGTGGATGGCGGCACAGAGGATGCGTGACGGCAGACCGGTGATCTGGTCGCCGCAGCCTGCCCAGGCGCGGTTCATGCAGCGCACCGAGAACGAAGTGCTGTATGGCGGGGCCGCAGGCGGCGGAAAGAGCGACGCGCTGGTGATCGAGGCCCTGCGGCAGGTGGAGATCCCACACTACCGGGGGCTCATCATCCGAAAGACGTTTCCCCAGCTGCGGGAGCTCATTGACAAGACCATGCGGTATTACAAGCCGGTTTTCCCAAAAGCCCGGTACAACAGCAGCACCCACTGCTGGACCTTCCCCAGCGGGGCAAAGATCTATTTTGGCAGCCTGAACCACGCCCAGGACAAGTACAACTATCAGGGCCAGGCCTACGACTTTATCGGCTTTGATGAGCTGACCCATTTCACATGGGAAGAGTACAGCTACCTGTTGAGCCGAAACCGACCCAACGGCCCCGATACCCGGGTCTACACCCGGGCCACGGCCAACCCCGGCGGCATCGGCCACGGATGGGTGAAGGCAAGGTTCGTCAGCCCGGCCCCGCCCGGCACCCGGATGGTGCAGATGGTAAAGGCCAGGGCCCCGGACGGACGGGAGATCGTGCAGCGGCGGACCCGCATCTTTATCCCCAGCACCGTGTTTGACAACACGGCCCTGCTGGAAAATGACCCGGGATACCTGGGCACGCTGGCTGCGCTGCCGGAAGCGGAGAAGAAAGCCCTGCTCTACGGCGACTGGGACAGCTTTACCGGGCAGGTGTTCACCGAGTGGAAGAACGACCCGGCCCACTACGACGACCAGCGGTGGACACATGTGATCCGCCCGTTCCGCATTCCGGGCCACTGGAAGATCTGGCGGGGGTATGATTTCGGCTACTCGAAGCCCTTTTCCGTGGGGTGGTATGCGGCGGACGAAGAGGGCAGGCTTTACCGCATCCGGGAGCTGTACGGCTGCACCGGGACCCCCAACGAGGGCATCAAGGCTGACCCTGTGAAGCAGGCGAGGATGATCCGGGAAGCAGAAGAGAACGACCCCATGCTCCGGGGCCGCACCATTCTGGGCGTGGCCGATCCGGCCATCTTCAACGAGAGCCAGGGCGAGAGCATTGCTGCCATGCAGGAAAAGAGCCCGAACTTTCTCCATTGGGCTCCCGGCGATCACACCCGGCTGGCGGGCAAGATGCAGTTCCACTACCGGCTGGCGTTCCAGGCGGACGGGCGGCCCATGCTGCAGGTGTTCAACACATGCAAGCACTTTATCCGCACCATCCCGAACCTGGTATACAGCGAGAGCAACGTGGAGGACATTGACACCGACCAGGAGGATCACATCTACGACGAGTGCCGGTATGTGCTGATGGAGAATCCCCTCAGCCCGCCCCGGACAGATCCGGTGCAACCCATGCCGGATGACCCGCTGGAGCTGGGGAAGAAAGCGAGGTTTTTTAGAGTATGACCGACGTGATCGGCACAGAGCAGGTGGCGAAGGCCACGGCGCTGTTACAGAGATACAAGAACGGCAAGGCGGCGCTGGACAAGCGGATCGTGGACAACGAGCTGTGGTTCCGGATGCAGCACTGGGCCAACTACCAAAACGAGATGATGGAGGGCAAGCCCAAACCTTCCAGCGGGTGGCTGTTCAACAGCATTGCCAACAAGCACGCGGATGCCATGGACAACTACCCGGAACCCAACGTGCTGCCCCGGGCAGCGGACGACGAACAGACCGCCAAGGTGCTTTCCAAGATCCTGCCGGTGCTGCTGGAACAGGCAGAATACGAGCAGGTGTACAGCGACACCTGGTGGCGCAAGCTCAAGCAGGGAACCGGCGTGAAGGGCATCTTCTGGGACCCGGGGTTACGGAACGGCGTGGGAGACATCTCCATCAAGAGCATGGATCTGCTGATGATGTACTGGGAGCCCGGCGTAATGGACATCCAGGACAGCCCCAACCTGTTCAGCCTGGCGGTGGCCGACAACGAACAGCTGAAGGCCCAGTACCCCCAGCTGGAAGGCCACACCGGCAGCACGCTGGAAGTGGCAAAGTACATCCACGACCAGAGCATTGACACCTCGGACAAGAGCGTGGTGGTGGACTGGTACTACAAAAAGGCCCGGGAGGACGGCCCGCCTCTGCTGCACTACTGCAAGTTCTGCAACGGTGTGGTGCTCTACGCCAGCGAGAACGACCCGGCCCTTGCTGACCGGGGATTCTACGACCACGGCAAGTACCCCTTTGTGTTCGACACCCTGTTCGTGGAAGAGGACAGCCCGGCGGGCTTTGGGTACATCGACGTGATGAAGGACACCCAGACCGCCATTGACGAGATGAACGCGGCCATGGACGAGAACGTGAAGCTTTCGGCCAAGGCGCGGTACATCATCCAGGACGGGGCGGGCATCAACGAGAAGGAGCTGGCCGATTTCGGCAAGGACATCGTCCACGCGGCGGGGCGGGTGACGGACGAGACCCTGCGGCCCTTACAGACAGCGGGGCTGGCGGGCAACCTGATCACCTACCGGGACGCGAGAGTGGCGGAGCTGAAGGAGATCAGCGGCAACCGGGATGTTTCCCAGGGCGGCACCACCAGCGGCCTGACCGCGGCTTCTGCCATTGCGGCGCTGCAGGAGGCTGGCTCGAAGCTCTCCCGGGATATGCTGAAAAGCGCTTACCGGGCCTTTGCAAAGGAGTGCTATTTCATCATCGACCTGATGCGGCAGTTCTACGACGAGAGCCGGGTCTACCGCATTACCGGCGACAGCGGCCAGCCGGAGTATGTGCAGTTCTCCGGGGCAATGCTGCAGCCCAAGCCGGTTGACATGATCGGCGGGGTGGACCAGATGATTCCCAGTCGAACAACTGTTCGGCTGGGAATTTTTTTGTTTATAGGCTGA